AAATGGAACATATACTTACACACCAACATATACTAATCGTGGTCCATTAACTATAGACTTTACATTAGCTGCGATAGGTCAGGGTAATCTTGCTGGTTATGATTATGCTGCTGTCCCTGTCATTATCGACCAACTGCCTGATGCTATTGACATTCCAGAAACTGATGATGTTATTAAAGATGAAACTCCAGTTATTACACCAGATATTGAAGTTACTACCACGCAAATTGTAGTAAATGATATAGACGTTCCTGTTGCAATCAAAGCAGACTATCCTATTCAGGTAGAGATAGATAATAGTGGTATCTATAGAGACGTGGAGCAGATATAATGGGATACGTATATGCTTCTTATTATATAAACGGCAATACTTCTAATTGCACATCAGGCACTCTTTGGCTTCCTGGTCAAGGTAGAAGCATTGATTATAATGACGGTAAACGTAGTGATATCAGTTACATCTATTTAAGTAATTTTGGTAGGTATGCTGAACAAGGTGGACTAGAATCCTGGTTGGTTGAGTATGTAGTTAATAGCCGATCATACTCTTACATGAATACTCTTATTCGTAACTCTGCTTCTGGTTATGATGTAACTGCGCGAAACGGGGCTAGGCATATTATGATTGGCGCAGGAGGTTGTCCACCGCCTATTATTTACGGATGTAGAGATCCTCAAGCAGATAATTACAACGCCAGTGCTACTGCTGACGCTACATGTACATATTCTGCTGCGAGTGTTTCCTTAACTGCATCTCCTACTAGTTTAATTTTAGAAGATGGAGGCACATATACATTGACGTGGAGTATCTCTTCGAGGTCTACGATTTATTCTCGTCAACTATACCTAAATGGAAGTTTCAATAGAACTATTACATCTAATAGCGGATCTTTAACTCTTTCTCCATCTACTGGTACAGATTTAACGTATCAGTTGCGTGTTACTAATAAAGCAGGAGTTTCTTATAGCCCTAATAGAACGATCACTGTTTATGAAAGACCAGTAGTAACTCTATCTGTTGATAGACCAACAATCGTTCAGGGAGAATCGGCAAATTTGTCATGGACTACGAGTGGTGATGCCACTACGATGAACATCACTCCTGGTATTGGACCCAGCAATTTATCTTCCACTGTATCGATATCTCCCACCATAACTACCACATATACAGCTACTGCTAGTGGAAATGGAGGTACTGGATCTGATTCTTTGACAGTTACAGTTTTACCACCACCGTCTGTCACTGTAAACGGACCTGACAGAGCTGATTATGGATCTACCATAACAGTTTCGTATGAAGGAGTAAATGTCGCGACATCATTTACTCTCACTCCACATTATTATGACTTGGATGGTTTTATTGAATATGGGGATTCTATTACTTTACCTGTAGGAGACAACGTAAGTGGTGATTACACGTTTGATAATATTCCATGGGGAAATAGGGGTCCATCTCGTATAGAATTTGTCGGGATGGCCGAAGGGTATGGAGGACTAATTGCCAGTGACGTTCATCCAGTAAGTATTAATATTGATCAAATGCCAGATCTTATAGACATTCCAGAATCACAAGATAAATTTAAGAGTGAAGAACCTGTGATATCACCAGATCGAGTAGTAACTACTTTACAACTAGTGGTTGATGATATAGATATTCCTGTTGCAATCAAGGCAGACTTACCTATTCAAGTAGAAATTGATGACGATTCGAATTATAGAGATGTGGAGCAAATATAATGACAACTATTAATTACGGCGTTGGAACTAGCAATGTAAATATTACTGACAGGTGGATTAATATCAGAATAACTGTTGCTGGTGCTCAAGGTGGCAATGGTGGAAATGATAGTGCTCCTGGTGGCACACGCGGACCAGGAAGAAAGGGCACATTCAGTTTACCTGATAGTACACCAAGAACACTCACTCTTCGTGTGGGAGGACAGGGCGGAAATGGATTTGGGTGTGTATCAAATAGTGGAGCTGGAGGTGGTGGTAGTTCTCCTGTCGCTAGTGGCGGGGGTGGTGGCAGAACTGGTCCGCAGGGGTGCTCTGGCGGTGGAGGAGGCGGCGGCGGCGCTACTGGTGTGTATGATAGCATCGCTGGCACATATATTATTCTCGCAGGCGGTGGCGGTGGTGCGGGTGGTGGATCTCACCCCGATTCTTGGTTGAGAGGTGGTAACGGCGGATCGGCTGGTGGTTGGTCTACTTCACCTGGAGGCATTTCTAATGGTGGAACTGGTAGATCTCAAGGATATGATGGTGGCGGCGGTGGCGGCGGTGGAGGTGGCGCTTCGGGTGGCGGCGGTGGTCGCGAAGGTGCTGATGATCGTGCTGGTAGATACCCATCTGGTGGTGGCGGAGGCGGTGGAAGCTTCTATAGAACAGGATATACAACATATGTTAGCGGTAATGGATCTAACTATGCTAATGGATATGTAAGTATCACTTATGATCTTGCAACACCAGAAATTACATCTTTTACTTCATCAAATTCTGCTCTAATTCAAGGAGAAACAACGACATTTTCTTGGACCACAACATATCCACAGTTTGTTAGCAGCATCAGACTAGAAAGTCCATCTGGAGACATTTATAACTTATCATCAACTACGACATCTCTCACAGTACAACCACAACAAACTGGTGATTGGACATTGACGGTGTACTATAGTGGTGGATTTGATACAGATAGATTTAGGCAGACGGTATACATTCCACCTGAAATTACTCTTACTTTGGATGATGATGCTATTCCCCGTGGGGATGGTACAGTATTGAGATGGTCAACTACTGGTGATGCCAGTACGATGTATATCACTCCTGGTATTGGATCAACAAATTTAACTTCATTCAGCAATGTATCGCCAACTGTAACCACAACGTATACTGCTGTAGCCGAAGGTCTTGGTGGACAAGACACAGAAGAAATTACTTTGACTGTATGGCAACCTCCAGAAGTATCGATTAATGGTCCACTAACAGTAAACTATGCTGACTCTTTTATAACTCTATCTCATTCAGAAGTCAATTCTGATGTAAGTTATCAACTACAAGTGATTGCTACAGATCTAGATGGTGTCGTAACAAATGAAACATTTGATCTTGATAGATCGACATCAACATATGCATATGCACCGACATGGACTAATCGCGGACCATCCAGTTTTAATTTTAACTTGATAGGTATTGGTCTTGGTAACTTGCAGGACACTGATAGTATTACAATTTATCCATATATTGATCAGATGCCTGACGCTGTTGATATTCCTGAATCTGAAGATACTCTCAAAAACGAAGAACCAGTTATTACTCCTGATGTAGAAATTACTACGGAGCAAATTGTAATTGACGATATTGATATTCCAGTGGAAATCAGGGCTGACTATCCTATTCAAGTAGAAATAGATAACGATGGAAACTTCGTGGATGTGCGTCAATTATAGTCCCCTAAATAAAGTGGGAACTACCAGAAATGGCAAGCGGTAACTATATTCCATGACATATTCTTTTTCTACTACACCAGTATATGTAAGCGAGGGACAAACAGTACGCTTCAAGTTTAAAGCGCCCTCCCAGTGGAATACTACTCAAAGTGTCACCATTCAAATTGGTGAGCAGCAAACAATCTGGTATATTACAACAATTCCCGAGGATTTTGCTCCTGATCCATTCCCATTTACACCACTTGAGGATGCAGATACTGATGTAATGTATGTGTATGGTGATGGAACAAGACCTGGAGAAGATGTTATTACAGTATCTGGTCTAACACCAACCACAGAAGCTTCAGTAACACTGACTGGAAGTCTTTCGGCGGTAGTTGATAATTTTTCCATCAGAGTTAAACGTGTAAGTCAAGGAGAAACGGTATTTGGTGATTGGCTGATTCCTAATGGAAATATTACAGTAACAAATACTGACGAAGTTCAACTACGCTTAAGATCAAACGTATCACAAGGATTAACAACTTTTGCCGATCTTTCTATTGGTGCTAGAGTAGAAAGATGGACGATTGGCACTGCAGTATCACCACCAAATATTCCAGAGCCATTCCCTGATTTTACGGATCTTACAAATGTTCAGTTGAATACTAATATTTACAGTAATATCTTACAAATTCAAGGATTGAACGATACAGCACAGATTGTTGCATCAGACACAGACTTGTATGTGGGTATTTCTGATACCAATACATTTTTCACCAACAGTGATGGATATAGTATATTATCTGGTGTAACATTTGAGCAGGTTATTGGTCCTAATTATCCAACAATCACTAACGGTCAGTATCTACAACTTCGATTACTTTCCGAAAATACTGCTGGAGCACAGTCTTCTACATCACTTGGTATTGGTGATGAGCCAGCGGGATCTAATTGGTCTATTACTACAGGAAATTTCCCCTCCACAACGCCAGACAATTTCTCATTCCAAGATAAGAATGATGTATTAGAAGATGCTTTGATTGGATCTGAACCAGCACCATTGCCTGGTGGTATTGCTGGATTGGGAAATGGTACTGAAGTTGATGTCACTCTTGTATCAACTGATGGAACAGAACCTAGAATTAAAATTCAATATGCAGAGGGTGGTGAGAGTTCTATTGGTGTATTTCCAACTAAAGTAAACAATGGTGATAAGATTGTTCTGTATAACAGGTCATCTGCTACATTTGGTGGTTCTGTATCTACTACCATCAGAGTTGGTGGTAGAACTATTGCTCCGTGGTTAATTGTTACTAACCTTGGACCAGATACTGATGCTGATTGGATAGCACCAGCAAACCTTACAAATCAAGTACCAAGCACTCAAGTTGTAAGCTCTATTGTATCTGTTAGTGGAATCAATAGACCAATTACAATCTCTGCCACAAATGGTGCCCTAATCTCTGTTGATTTTGCTACTCCTACATCATCTACAGTGACATTTGATCCAGAAGTAAATGATTCATTCCGTGTCTTTATTGACACTGATCCTAATCTATCTGGTCAAGTAACTACAACTGTTACGGTGGGTACGGGAACCCCAAACCAATTTATTTGGACAGTAAGTAACTATGCTGTTGCTCCACCGCCACCAGATCTAAAAGGTGCGTGGTATAGTAAGAAGAATGCACTGGTAGATAGCAATGGTGATATCATTGAGAACAAAGAAGATGGACATTCTATTGGTACAGTTGTCCCTGTTCTGAAGAGACCAGATGGATCATATGGCACACTAGACGGTAGCCTTACATCTAGATTCCCAGGTTACTTGGAGTGTGATGGTGAACTTTATGACGCCGCAGATTATCCTGATTTGTATGAAGTCATTGAAGAAACATATGGTGGAACTGGTGTAACATATGACGCTCAAAATAAAACATATACAGGACAGTTTAGAGTTCCTGACTTAAGAAATAGAAAACTGGTTGGAACTGGTGTTGTTGATGGTAACAGAGCATCGTCTGCTTTCCCACCACTTGAAGGTGGTGGAAGTATTTACGATCCTGGAGAAACTGGTGGCTGGTGGTATGTTGATGATGTGGACGTTTCTGGTGATAATCCTTATGAACAGATTATAGGTGATGCTGGTGGTACTACAGGAACAACTAGTAATTTCTTCTCATTGGGTACAGTTAAGACTGTATTTGATGGTGATATTACAGCTGAAATTGATTTCACCATTGCTGGTAGTGTAACAGCATTGATCGGTCCACTGCTTGACACATTGGTATCAGTTCCTCCACATACTCACCTGTACGTTACTGGATTGGTTGATGGTGTTAGTGGAGATCCATTAATTGAGTGGCGTGACAGAGGCATGGCATCATTGCCTGGTTCTGCTAGATTAGACAGTGATGGTAGTGTCGGACTTAATGCGGCTAGACTTAATGGTCTTAATGACTTTCCAGATGGAGTTGCAAAGTCTGACACACAAACTATTGTTGACTTATGGTTAGGAGCACTGCAAAATTATGCATCAAACTTCCAGAATGAATGGGATGAAATTGATGGCGTTGATGATCTCAATACGATTGTTACACAGTTGATTAGTGATATTAACACTAAAGCATATAATACCAGTTTGAATGGTGGTCCTGGTCTTGCAAACGTAGGTGGTGATGCTAACATGAGAACATCACAAACACTAGTTGCTGAAACTTGGTGGCCATCACCATATAGTGTGCTATCTGATAGTTACCTTTTCACAGTTGGTGGTGGTCCTTCTGAAGAATACGGTGTTGATGGGGGGTCTGGTAGTAGACACGTTACTGCTGTGATTGATACCAACCCAAAAACTGTTAGAGTAGACGCATACACACCACCACTTCTTGATGGCGACACTGGTGTCACGGAGTCTCATTCGCACTTGATTACACTACAACCAGTTACTGACTTGACTACTGACTATACTTATGGTAATGTTAGTGGATGGGGTAGTGCTAGAGAAGGATTAGGTTCTGCAGCAACAACTGTGAATGTAACTTTCAATCAAAGTGATGTTGGTATGGAGTTGAATGTAGGAACATTTACTCTTAATACATCGATCAAGAAACCAATTCCAAATGTTGCGTTCTCCCCCAACAGAAAGGTAGAACTTCTACCCGAATTCCATAAGGTTAAATATATAATTAAAGCATATTAATTTTTCATGGCAAAGAATGAACTTGCGCCTTATAGGCCACTTGAATTGATGATGAATGAAAAAATGACTAAATCGTCATTTGATGACTTCATTGGTGTCTGGGAGAAGTTTGTGCCAGATGCATTTTGTGATCAACTTGTAGCGTATGGCGAATCATTTATTAATGAGGTATCAGGACATACTATTACCAGTGATGTTGTTGATATCATGGAAGGATCTGAAATGTATGGTGGTAATATTAAAAGAGATGATACTGCTTTTTTAGTTAACTATGGTAGTGAGAAGTGGTCTACCCAGATCAATCAGTTCCTCAAATCATGTGCTCAACATTATGTTAGTAAGTTCTCGCAGCTGAAGAACGTGCCAATGACATCAATAGATATTAAGTTCCAGAAGACTGAACCTGGCGGTGGTTATCATCTATGGCATTATGAAAACGCATCTGCTGGGTATGCACAGAGAGAACTTACGTGGATGATTTATCTTAACGACATTGATGATGGTGGTGAGACGGAGTTTTTGTATCAAAAGCGTAGAATCAAACCGCAAAAAGGAACTGTAGTTATTTTCCCTGCTGGCATGACTCATGTTCACAAGGGGAATCTTGTTATGGGTGAGCAAACTAAATATATAGTGACAGGATGGTACATTAAAGCTGGGTCAAATTAATGACAACAAAACTCGCTAGAAGTGCAACGTTAGAAGTTGACTTTCAAAACAAAATTATTAACAACACTAGTGCCAGAGTGTTGTTGCCAGATGGTAGAGAATATGTTCCTACTTTCTCTATCTCTGGTGAGATGTTAGATCGCTTCAAAGAGGAAGCACTTGGTGAGTTCTGGCACACAGAGAATGATCAGTTGCAGGCTTTATTCTTCTACAGTGACAATTATCTATATTGTCAAAGAAAGAAGAAGAAGTTTGACTTTGCCCAACAACAACAAGTATACAGCACCTATACTTTCACTGGTTATACTGAAGAGCAGGTTATTGAACTAGAGAAGAAAGTAAGGAATTTTATTACTGCTCAAAATACAGCAAGACTCTATGACGTGGAGACACGTCTTTCCAAGATTGACGAAGAATATCTATTCTTTGAAAATACTTGGTTGAAGAGAATGCAAGAAAAGAATGCGATTCTTGCTGCTACAGACTGGCGTATGAATCCTGATGTTGAGGAGAAATATGATGGTGAAAGAGCACTGTGGATTAGATACAGACAAGAGATTAGAAATCTAAAGTTTGGTGAGCCAACAGATTATCCAACACCACTTGATTTCTTTAGAGCAATCAAGACATTCAAGTTCCCTATCGATCCAAAGTTCTATAGAGAAATGTATCCTGATGGTCTTGACAATGATGGCAATGCAGTTGAATATCTTTCAACAGATGATCAATGGGTTGCTAGAGATACTGATTCTTCTAGAGACTTGATTGAATCTAAACTTACAAACATCTCTACAATGAGACAGAACTATATCAATAGTAAGAAAGTAGTTACTAGTGAAGTTAAAGAGATGATGAAACTATTGAGACTTGAAGACTTTGTTGAAGCGGGTATTGATTACACGCAAATTTATACTGAAGAGGATATTAATGATTTGGTTAATTGATAATGTACTTGATGGCGGATCTATTAGATATTTGACACAACAGTGGAGCGATGACATGTTCCACTGTGGTTCTGATAGTAATCCAAGATCTGAAGTAAAGAAGAATCTTGCAATGAATTATGATCATCCAGATCATGATGATAAGTGCAACTATTTTTATGATAAGTTACGTCCACAGACGGAAGACTATCTAATTAAGAGAGTTGGACAACCATATTTTTTGTGGTACAAGCAGGGTCATCATTATGATTATCATCTAGATGCATTTCCCATTGCTGGGATTGCTCCTCACTACAGCTTCACTTGTTTTCTAAATGATCCTAGTGAGTATGAAGGTGGTGAACTTACTATCAAGATGGGTCCAAAAGAAATTACTTTCAAAGAGAAAGCGGGCACACTAGTGATGTATAATACTGGTCTATGGCATAAAGTTAATCCAGTGATTTCTGGTGATCGTAAGGTTATTGTTGGGTGGGCGGAGAGTCTGATTAGAGATAGTCGTATGCGTGAACTTATTATTGATATGAAACACGCTATCAATGATGTTGCGAATGATATCACACACTCACAACTAGAGAAATTAGAATCTGTGAGAATCAATTTGATTAGAGAATATGCAGAACTATAAACAGACAGACATCATTCAGTATCATGATTTCTTTGATGAAGATGACTATCGTATCATCAAAGAGAAGACTGGGTATGGGTCGCAATGGAAGTATGGACATACTTCTTTGGGCAGAGAACATCCAGATTTTCACACTACTACACCATTTTGGAAGATAGACTTTGTTGAAGACACATTCTTTACAGATCATCTTCTAAATAAGATACAGCAGAAGCTGAATAAATCTTTCGAGTTATATCATGTGTATGCTAATGGTCATACATTTGGACAAGATGGATCTATTCATGTTGATGCACATGATGACAGTGGACGCACTCTACTTTTTTATGTAAATCCTGTATGGGATTTAAATTGGGGAGGAGCGACAAACTTTTACCTGAACTCTGGTGAAGTACATGGTGTTTATCCACATGGAAACAAGGCAGTATTATTTCCTGGTTTGATTCGTCATTGTGCAGCACCACTCACTAGAGCATTTAAATCTTTGAGAGTCACTATCGCTTGGAAATTACGAACAAATGGATAATACAGAGTATCAACTTTATGACTTGCAGACATTTATCGGTAGATATGCTGCACTCGCTGGTAAGCCACTAGTTTATTTCCGTGTCTATGGTTGGAACAACAGCACTGACGTAGATGCTATCAATGCATCTATCTCACTGTATAATGATATGCTTCCTGTAGACTATATGGTTCTATTCAAAGATAGTGAGCATGTAGTTTTGGAACTAGAAGAGATGGGTGATATTATGAACTTCCTACAAGATAATTTCCCAACACAGCAAGCGGGAACACCAAAGGAACAGTATATCTTCTTCGCTCTGTATAATGATGAAGGACAAGTTATCCTGGACAACGAATGATATTCTCCGACAACTATACAGTAGCAGAAAGATATAGTTTAGTCAGTGGAGAAAGACTCGCTGACTATTCTGAAATGCCATACAGATATACACCACTGTATGATAATCGGTATAAGCCAGACATGGAAGTTGGTGTAAGAAATCAACTCGGTGTTGTCTTCAAGTATAAACCATCTATTGCTGATGTAGAGGCAATTAAAGAAGAAGAAAAACTCTTTGGCATCTATCATAATGGCATAGAACCTGTGTCATATAGAACAAAGTTTAGGATGAGATTCTCCAGCTGGAGAGCATATCGTGGTGATTATATTACACAGACATATTCATCATCTGATAGAGATTTGTATGATGAATTAGATAAAGTTGTGAAGACTAATAGAAAGGGAAACACTGCTTTCATCGGTCATGATCATGATGCTCATGGATATATTACTGGATGTACAGTTGTAGATAGATACTACAATTTGTCGCATTATAATAATCCACTGCTTGATAAGTTGGAGTGGTATGCTGGCAATGCACCAAACTATTGCAAGGGTGTTGTTACTGTCCGCAGAAACAATGAGATCTCATGGATGTCCAAATTCAAGTATCCTACTACCATTTCGGAGATTCCAAAGAAAGATTTTTATTCGAATCGTATTACCGAACCACTCAAGAAAGCCAACATTAAGACTGTATCATTTAGACAGTCATTAAGAAAGCATCTTGCTGGATACATGATGTATGAGATTCTATCTTCATCACAAGTTGATGATATCTATGCTCTTGTTTCTGATACAACCAGAGACGCGCAAGTTAGGCTCGAGCATGTATTCAGAGGATCTGAATTAGTAGATATTATTGCTCATATTCCAAAGTATCAAGACTTCGAAGAAATACAAGTTCCGCGTAGAGTTATTAAGCACTTCGACGAGGACGGAAATCCAATTTTATAAGTGTCACAGGGGTCTTGACGGACCCCTTTTTTTGTGCCATACTGTATTCACATCCGACATACAGTATGCAACTCCGCCCCCACCAGCAACGTGCTCTCGCTGCTATGCAGAGTAACAAGTTCGGTCAGATCATTGTGCCCACTGGCGGTGGCAAGACCATGATCATGATCAAAGATCTCGCGGAACGCTTTGCTAATGCAGAGCGTCCTATGACTGTTGCTGTTGTAGCCCCTCGTATTCTTCTCGCTACTCAACTGTGTGAGGAGTTCTTTGAGGATGCTGGCATCAACCGTCCTGATGTTGTGCCTGCTCACATTCACAGTGGTGAGTCTATTCACTTCAGCACTACTAAAGTCAACAAGATTGTCGCTTTCGACAACATGTGTGACTCTATGCAAGCACACCGTATCTTCTTCACCACTTACAATTCTCTCCGTCGTCTCAATGATGCTGGTCTCACGTTTGATGTAGCATATTATGACGAGGCTCACAATGCTACCAAGAAGAACTTCTTCGAGGAAGTTGCTAACTGTGATGCCAAGCGTTATTACTATTTCACTGCTACTCCCAAGCATACTCGTTCGCCTTATGGCAACGGTATGAACAACTATATGGTGTTCGGTGACATCATTGAGCAGTGTCCTGCTCCTGAACTGATCAACAACGGTTCTATTCTTCCTCCTACTGTTGATGCCTATGAGGTTGACTTTGAGCGTCTGAAGGGCGCACAGGCGTGTGACAGCGATCGTGAGACCCTCTTGGGTATTCTTGATCAACTCGATGACACAACCGCTCACAAGATCCTTGTAGCGGCACCTAACAGCCGCATCATGTTCAACCTGCTCACCAAGACTAACATCATTGATGAGTGCAAGAACCGTGGTTTTGAAGTGATGCACATCACCAGCAAGTATGGTGCTTATGTCAACACTCTCAAGGTCAATCGTGAGCAGTTCTTTCACCAGTTCGACCAGTGGGGTAAAGATCCCAGCAAGAAGTTCATCATCTTCCACTATTCTATTCTGTCTGAAGGTATCAACGTGCATGGTCTCACCCAGACTGTGTTCCTTCGCAATCTGAATGTGATTGAGATGGCACAGACTATCGGTCGTGTTATCCGTGTCAATCGTGATGATGCTGCTGATATGGCTGCAGGCAATCTTACTCCTGGCGCATGTCAAATGTATCGCAAGTCCACTGGTTTTGTCACCGTCCCTGTATTCAAGAATTACGGTGTAAATACTATCAAGCGACTGCAGAATCTTGTTGATACTGTGTTCGTCAAGGGTCTACCCGCTATCCAAGTTACCGATTATTGAGCCATGTATGAGGAATTGAATTGCTTCGAAGAAGCACTGAAACACTTTGGCACCAGAGTAGAAATCATCACGGCTATGGAAATGGCACGACGAATTAGTGCCGAAGATGCCTACCAGATGATCAAGGATGAACTGAAGGATGTGAAGAAATGTCGCAAGCATTTCAAAAAGAATGAATCCTGTGAATAGTATTAAATTATACTCATTTCAACACATTCCCTGTTAAAATTCATCTACATATAAAATAACCCAAGAGGTGTCTATGGATCAGGAAAAACACGAAAAGCGCAGAGATGCCCTTGGTCTATTCTATGAGTCAGTATTGAAACCAGATCATGAGCTGCGTCAGTGTGCTCACAATCAGAAATGCTACCATGAGTTGATGGAATGGCGTGATGAAGTCATCCAGTATCTAGACCGTCGTCGTAATGAAGAGTTCTATTCACACAATGAGCATTAAAACATTCACATGCACATCTGATGGATTGTATGATAGACACAATTATCAAGTTGTGCATGACCATGGTAAATCACCTGTGTTTGATGACTATGAAGTTCTTCGAGCTTACTGGTTTCATCACTCACATGCGTTGTATAATCCTACTGTAGTTGTTCTCGACAAGAAGCAAAAGGTGAGAGGAAAAGGATTCTGATGAGAGATAAGATTGTATTCATTCTCCCATTCTTTCAGGTGATCATTGCTCTGGTAACACTATCAAAGATACCAGAGCCACCACCACAATACTTTTGCACACAACCTGACCCATACACAGCACTAATCATTTGTAACCCACAATGAAAGAGTTTGATTATGACTTGGATTACAAATCTCTTGACTTTACAAATACAGAGACTCGCAAACTTTATCGTATTGGAAGGGGAGAGCAAGGAGTGCTATTGGTACGCCCTTACACTGACTACATATGTAGTCATTGGAGGTTCGTAGATGCGCCAACAGCTGTTAAATCTTCTAATAAGATTTACGAGATGTTCTGTAAGTACAAAGAACAACAGGATTTCATTGGAATGGACATGTGCAGGAAATTCCTTGAAATGGGTTTTACCCGCGCACGACGGTATGCTAACCACAGGTCGGGCAGGAAATACAATGTGGATAAAACTATCAGACCGCAAGAAAAAGATGCATTAACCTGTGAAAAAGCACAAAGTGCGTCAATTTTCAAGGAAAAGCGTGATTTGGCAGCTTATGATCCTATATACCAGAAATTACGCAAACAGTGGAGAGCATTGGAATGACAACACATGACATGCTAATCGATACAATCAATCAGAAACTATTTGAAGTGTTCAACATGGGTAGAACATTGAGTGATAGTGACTGGGATGATGAAGCAGCAAAAGAGATCTCACAACATATTCTTGAGATCGTAGAAGAATACCAATCATTAAAAGGACGTAGTTATGACCAATGGCGAGCAAGTGACTGAACAAAAATCAACTGTCAATCCTGAACTAGCAACATCATTTGGTGGAACAGTAGAAAAAGATATTCCTGAAGATGTTGTATGGATTGATGATGCATTTTATATTAAAAAGACTCGTTTCGGACTATTCACCAGTGTTCTAAAGAATCCACTGGGACAACACTTCATCACTGGACCTACTGAAGAATCAGTGTTGAGAATATCCAGATGGCATCTCAAGTGTCTTCAAGAAGGAACATTAAAAGATCATACAAGAGTGGTCAACAGTGGCGTTGTTGGTGGTAAACTATAGAGTGAGATGCAGATCATATCATGAACATCTTTGTCACCAACAAATATCCTGCCGAGAGTGCTATTGTTCTACCTGACAAGCACATTGTCAAGATGCCATTAGAGTGCTGTCAAATGCTTGCTATTGTTGCATCAGATAAGTGGGGTCACGGCTATGGCACACTCCCCAAACTTGATGGCACACCATATGCAACAGATAAGGGAGCATTTCGTAACCATCCATGCACAATTTGGGCGCGTGAGTCTATTCACAATGCGTACTGGTTGATTAAACATGGCATGAATCTATGTGATGAGTATTCATTACGCTTTGACAAGCAACATTCATGCTATAATACTCTAGTTCATGCATATTATGTGTTCCCAAAGGGCAACATCGAGAGTGTCACACCATTCGTTCGTGCTATGCCTGATGAGTTCAAGCTTGACACCAGCATAGATACATTTACGGCATACAAAATGTATATTGCTTCAAAACCTTGGGTAGCAGACAACTACCGACGTATGCCACAACGCAAACCAAACTGGGTCTAACTATGAAAGACGCTATCACTGACTTCTGGACATCACCAGAGGGTCAATCTCCCACGCGCTACATTGTTCCTGTTGATGAAGATGGTATTCTCACATTTCCAGATGAACTTATGGATAAACTGGGATGGAAAGAGGGTGATGAACTGGAATGGATTGACAACAAAGATGGATCATTTACATTGAGAAAACTGGAGAATACTAATGGCACTGTCTAAATCTGTAGAACAATCTCTCGATGATGCAGAGAGTAATTTACGCAATGCATTAGCATTTGCTGCACGTCAAGAGAAACCATTTGTCTGTGGTATTATTGCAGATATGATACAAAAGATTGACCAAATGAAGACAATGGACGAAATCATGGATAAATTAGAGAACAGACGTGAAGGAGATAGCGGTACATGGGGTCCAATCGTAGAGTGAACATTGAATTAGGTGCAGATCTGCAACAAGAGTATGAGTATTGGCTAGAAGTCAAGAAATCATTGTGCATTGAGCGCAGTATCAATAGTTTTCTAAACTATATACATCACTACGGTACACACAACAACCCAAGGAACCCAGATGACGCTGACTAAAAGACAATCGGTGTGGATCTGCCGCCGCATGATGAAGATCTGGCATAAAGAGATGCGTGGTGATATGTCAGCAAAGAAAGAATACTGGGAGTTTTTCCTTGACACCATGCTCGAAAAGGGTTATATTGATCAAGCCGACCGCGATACCTGGCAATGTCCATTCAAGTAACACTGACTGATAGTGAGCTGTTCATGCTTACATGCTCACTGCAGTATCTCGAACGCACTGCACAAATGCGTATTGAAGAAGAAGTTGGTGCAATCGCGCCATTATATAACAAATTGGTTTCGTATCGAGAGGAGGCGCAGCGTACCACGCGCCATGGCGGCGATCTGGACGCGCTGTGACACTCTACAAACCGCCACACAGTCGCACACCGCGCACCCGTTGCAGCCTATACTACAAAGGTAGTCAAGGGAACAGCACATGCAACTCCAAACCAGCGCCACCCAAATCGACTTCTACCCCGACCGCAGTGGTAAGCGATTCGTCAAGCGAGTGATCTGGCATCCTGGTGCTGCGAGCGAGATGATCTCCTTCAGCACTGTTGTCAAGACCGATGCTCTCTATTCTATCCGTAACCTGATCGCCAACGGTGCAGAAGTGACTGACTTTAACACTGAAGCATACGCTGGTTCTGATTACTCTCCTGTCTACTGCTGATCATGAAAAAGTACATCATCAAAATGGAATCTCAAACTGGTGAGATTATTCAAGAGCACATTGTATCACAACGTGCAGCACAAACACTGTGTGACTACATCAAAAACAACGGCTACGCATCTTTCAACAATGTCAAATCAGTCGAAATCCAACCCTATGTCTGAAAACACTGACAATAGTCACGAAAATTATTGGTTGGACGAGGCATTTGTTGCCGCAATCGAAGAGCGTGCTAAAGTATTGGAAGTAACAGTTGATTATTACATGGAGGAGTTCATGTAAATTGTTACTCACTATACATAATACAAGTAGACGCATTTTCTACCATGACAGATTCCGAAAAAGCAATGGTTGACGAGATGAAGGCTCTCATCAAAGACCAAAACGAAAAGATCCAAAATCAAGATGCTTACATCAAAGAGTTGCAACAGGAAATGAGCGATATGCAGAGCAGAGAATATGATTGCTGATATTATTCATGACTTTGATTCCCATCTAGACAGTGGTCACGTCTGGTTGGTTGAACTTGAACTAGAGTGGGCAGATGAACAAGCTGATCCACCTAAAGGTTGGTATGATGTTGACACTTATGTCATCGCACCTAACCGTGACCTAGCACAGTACATTGCACACACTCTGTATCCTGATGTCCTCTCCCTCGTTATTAACGATCACCCAGTTACTAGAGAAGGATATGCTACCCGTAGGGACAGAAGTAGAGTATGATGGGCAAATAGGATTCGTAAAGTTTGCGAGTCCAGAGTATAAGCAGATGGTAATCTGCACACACCAATGGCCTGAAAAAGACACAGGTATCATGCGACAAGTATGTATTGTCGTGTATGAAGAACGATTCGACCAAGTTAAACTACTCAAAGGAAACCACTCACGCGATTGATTATGATGGAAGAAATGATGAATGACCGCTGGGCTGATGATCCAGCAGTGCGAGATGCTATTCTGCGCGAAGCAGCAAACGAGATTCTATGGGACAGTGAGGAGAGTGTCCCACCTGAACTCGACGACTTCTGATTCAGTTCTACACTGATGATCTCAACACCCACACTCATGACAATCGACAGCAGCCTGCTCACCGTGATCGAGTCCCTCCAGAACGCCCTGCAAGTGGGTTCAAGGGCAATCGACACTGTAGACCCCGTGGATGCTGACGGAGCGCCTCTCCTGGACCCCCTGACGGGCGATCAGAAGGCATCCTATGCCTATGCCTATGGTTGGAATCGATCCACAATCGAAAATACGATCACCAACCTGCAACTGATCCGAGACATGATGACAGCTGAATGAGTGTCCACCACCGCCCCCACGGGCGGTTTTTTTGTGCCATACTATGTTCATAGCAATCGAGGGAACGCCCCATGACCTACTCTCACTACAAGATCGAGATCGACATGCCCGAGACCGAGATCCCCATCATCTACTTCCGCAAGGAGCGCAAGTGCAAGACTGCCAAGGGCATGGATCGTCAGCACAATCGTATGGTGAACGAGGCATGTGATGCATGGAGACAGTACAACTTCAAGCGTCTCACCGTGTCCCGTGTGCCAGCCAGCGAAGTGGTCCCTGCCTGACCCACTGGGCACCAAATGCCCTATACTAAACACATCAGCAAACGACCCATGACCATCACCGAACGGAACCAACGCAACTACGAACTCCGCGAGAAACTGCTCAAAGCCCGTGCCCAGGTCGCTTGGATCGAACAGGAGATCTGGTTGAACAATCAGAAATACAAGAATCAGAATCTTGACCTCTACGCTGAAATGTTTGGAGAATGATGACTAACAAAGAATTTGTTGACTTCCTGTTTGACAAACTAGTCACTCATGTTGACACTGACATGATTGATTTGCATGATGATGATTCATGTTGTGATCACCTTGAGTTTAAACAACTGTCATTAGATGTTACCAACTGATTTCCCACACACTGCACCTGAAGGTTATCACTATGAAGTTTCTACAGGACGACAAAACTATTCTGCTATTTGGCTGTGCCATCATCGTCAATACATTTATAACCCTGACCCTGTTAGAACAATCTGGGGCTATTATGGGGGAAAAGCACGATGCTATTAT